GGACTACCTGCTAAGCCGTTAGATACATAGATGATTTTACCTGCTGTTTTTGGTGTTAAAGCATTTGCAGAAGTTACAGTGTAGGTAGGAAGTGTTGCGAAGCCTACTAAGCTGCCTGTTACAACGCCTGTTACGTCGCCTACTACGTTACCTGTAGTTTCGCCAATAAAGCCGTTTGTGGATGTGACTGGACCCGAAAAGGTGGTTGATGCCATTTGATATTCTCCATACAAAGATAAGCTTATTAGTCTTGTATGCGTCTGCCGGGACAGTCTAATAAGCCGGATAAATCCCGGAATACTCACAATATACACCATTTACAGAAAAATAAAAGGTCTTTTTGCAATAAAAAAGCCACCCGAAGGTGGCTTTCCATTCTACGTATTACCGTTGAATTAAGGTGTACCTGGTGAACCAAAGATACCGCGTGGATCGCTGTAACCGAAGCTATAACGCTCACGTGCTTTGTAACGTACGTTACCTGTATCAAAATCACCTTCAAAACCAGTTTTGAACGCAACACGTTCAAACATTTTCATGCCGTTTGGAGCATCAGTTTTGATGAACCAAGCGTCTGGGTCTGTTAGGTAATGGTTGACTGTGTAGCCTTGTGGAACCATACCCATGTTTTTGATAGCGTTGATATCGTTATCAGCAGTACCAACACGTAGAGTAGATTTCAAGATACGATCTGAGGTAAATTGTAGTTCTTTAGGAACAATCAATTTCAAACCACGAACCGCGATTTTCAAACCACGCTCATCAGTGAATGCTGCGATGTCAATCAAAGCTTGCTCAAGTGAAGTTTCGCTTAAGTCAGCTGGAGTTGACAATTCGTTGCGTAGATCTGGACCAGACAATGTTGGATGGTCAGTTGCACACAAAGGTTTGCCGTCGCCGCCAACTGCTGTAGTAAACGCACCGTTTAATACTGCTGCTGCTTTGATTTGTTTTGTTGTTGCCATTGAACGAGCTAATGCTTTGGTGTAACGAGCAGCAAGTGATGCATACAAGTTATCTTCAACAGCTTCTTCAGTTAATGAATAAGCCAAAGCAATGGTTTCGTGTGTGTAGCGAGCTGTGTAAACTTCTTGAGCATTGTCGTATGAAACGCCAGCACCCTCAGTTTTAACAGGAGCTTCACCGAAGCCAGACAACATTACTTCTTCTTCAAACGCACGGTCAGAAGTTTCGATGTCGTAGATTTGCTCGTGCTCTTTTTCGTAACCCTTGTATTCCATGCCGAACAATGCGTTCAAGCCCGGCTCAAGTTCTTTTACTAGTTGGGAACGTGAAATTGCCATGATTAAGCTCCTTGACCAGCAACGCCAGCGCTGCCGAATAGATGTTCATTGATTTTTACAACCGCAACGGCGTTAGTGCCGAATTCGTTGCCTGGAACGTTGTATAAACCAACGATTTTCAAGTTCAAAGCTGCTGATTTGGCGATAGTAGAAGAATCTAACTCCATTGCAGATTGACCTGTAGTTGTGTTGCCTGTACCTGCAACCACGTCAGCATTGAAACCGATTTGAGCTTGTGTTAAGCCTTCATCGCATTGAATGATGAATAGTTGTGCTGGATCATCGATAACATCAGCTTGGATAGTGCCTTGAGTGATGTTAACGCTACCTGGGTAGTAGTTCTTCCATGTAGGTTTACCAGTGGTGGGGTCAATGTAGTTACAACCGTTGAACACGCCTACTGCTGCAGTGTGTGTTGCTGGTGCAAATGCCACTAAATAACCATCATAAACTGTTACCAAGTCACCTTGGAAAATTGCGCCTGCTTGGTTGTCCGCGATTGTGAAACCGTACTGAGCTTGCGCACCAGTAGCTGAAAGGTTTCCTAATGCACGAAGACCAAAGGCTTTATCTATATTTGCCATTTTGTCATTTCCTTAAATTAAGTTATTCGGAGGATTTAGGTCCGCCGAACGATACACGGGTCTGACGAGTAGGATTTTGAATTCGCATAGACGAATGTCCATTTGATTTGCTTAAATCGTTATCGACAGCCAATAATTGATCATGGGTGCGTGATTCATAATACGCACGGCGTTCTGCTGCTGTCTCCTCTGGGATTCGTGCAAGCATAAGACCTCCCACGCTGATAACACCAGCATGTCGGCCATCGTCTACTGAAGGACTGCTGAACTCTGGGTACTCATCAGAACGTACTAATTCATAACCTTCACGTAATTTACCCGTGACGTTAATACGGTCTTCTTGTCCACCAGACTCTGCACGTATCCAACGGTGCTTGTATCCAGGAGGCGCAGGAGGCGCATCCAATCGTGAAGGAGGGGCCCAAGATTTGCGACGCGCAGTAGTTTCGCGAGAATCGGTCTCACGGGCACTGCGATTAAGTTTTGGCACATTGGTATCTTGACTCATTTTATTACTCCTTAACGTATTTGGCGTATTCTTCTAACGGAACACCCAATTTTTTAGCGATCGCAACTTGGCTCGGTGATAACCGAACAGTGCGGCGTGCATTGTTTACTCCAGATGATCTGGAAGCAGGCGCAACCGTTTGCACGGGTCGATTGGTCCTGGTTTTTTGGCCAAACTGCGTTGGAAAAGCTTCACGCAGTCTGTTATTTAGCTCATCATAATACTCATCTGAGTTTGGGTCAAATCTTTCTGCTAAAACTAGCTGTTTATGTATGCCTTGAGCTGCGTGTGTCATTGCAACGTTCTTGCCATACCATTCGTTCTCCTCGGCCCACGCTTCTGCTTTAGGGTCATAGGTAGGACGCTGTTGCTGAACAGGTTGTTGCACTTGTTGCTGAGCAGGCTGTTGGGCTTGCTCTTGTGCAGCTTGACGACGAGACGCTAGTTCAGAAAGACTGCGTTGCTCCATCTGAATCTCAGTCAAACGCTCTTGGGCTTCTATCTCAGTATCGTAGTCACCTTCTTCACGTGCCTTACGGATGATTTGTTTTAACGCTACAGATTGCGTTTCAATACGGCTCTTTGCTTCGCCTAAGCGGGCATTGTCAGATTGATACGCTTGTTGTTCGTAAGCTTGTGCTTTTTGCTGTACGCTTTTAGCGTATTCCAAAGCGGCTTGCTCGCGACGTTCTGTCTCACGTAGACGAGCTGTAAGCTTGTCAATACGCTTCTTTACCTTGTCGCTGTATACATCCAGCTCTTCGCCCTGTGCTTGAGTCGTTTCCGTCTCTACAATAGGCGCTGCCGACGCTTCATTCTCAACGAGTTCCGAACCACCGTCGCCATCAATCTCGACGGTAGCAGGAGTTTCGTCTTCTTCTCCCACCTTAAAGTCTAATTCTTCAGCCATAACTTTCTACTCCTTACATATGCAAGATGTCTTCAGGGGAATTTACAATGCCCAAGATTTCATCATCGTTTAAAAAACGGATTTCACCACCATCGATAGAAATACGTGAACCTGCGTACCTGCCAAAGATAATCCAGTCGCCTTCTTTGCACCATGCGCCGAATGGGAATTTGGATTCGTCTTTGTAGGCTAAATCACCCAAGCTTAATACGTAGCCACAATTGGTAGCCAGCTGCGTACGTTTCTGAGTTTCTTCTGCTATCACAATGCCGCTTTTCGTGCGTTCTGCGCCACGATAAGGCAAGATTGCTACACGCCATCCTGTAGGACGAGGAATACGGCTTATGGCCTCCTCAGGTATCAGTGATGGGTCGAACTGGCCTTGAGCGTCGTAGGCGTCGTCAATAGACGGCTGTTTATTCTGCTCTTTCTCTAGCCACTTCTTTTCTAGCGCTGTTAGGTTCTTTGTTTCTTCTTCTGCCATAAGGGTCTCCACGGTTAAAAATCTAAGTCATCAGGACTTGCATTCAAGGATTCCTTGATCATGTCCTCAACGAGTTTTAAGCCTTCTAGACGCCCCATCATAAAGCGATAACGCTCCATGTTAGCAATGGTTCCGTTCAGCACAATGCCTTCGGAGTCCGACTGTAACTTTCTAACTTCCTTAAGAAGTCTTTCTGCATATTCAAGCATGGTTCAATCTTCCATGTAAAAGGCAGACGATCAAGAGCCCTCGTCTGTAGGCTTAAAACTATTTACAATTCCAGCGTTTTAATGACGCTGCTTTCCTTGTTGGGCGGCCTTTCTCATCGACCATAGGGCCAGGCATGCCTGACATCCTTGCGCAGAAGGACTTACGTCGTGCTGCGTCTTTCTTTGTCTTAGGATTAGGAGCAGGCGCCTTTAAGTTAGAGCCTGTTTTTGCATTATATGCTTTTCTGCCCGCTGCAGTCATTCCTGCACCTTCTTTAGTACTAAGGTAGTGACGCCCTTTTCCTTTTGTAGTTTTACTAATAGTATCTGCCATTATATCACCTCATACTTGTTGCATTTTGATATATTATCGACTCCTGGAATTACCTGAAGGTTTTCAGGAACATGAAGCCCTGAAACATAGTGCCCTTGTAGTGGAACAATATGGTCAACATGCCAACTAAACTCAAACTGTTTGGTTCTAAGTGCGGCTAATGCATATACTTCCTTTATTAGCCACATCTCTTCACAATCAACCCATCTAGGAGTACGCTGTAGTTTAATTGCCCTACGGCCAGCTTCATATGCTGCTGTTTGAGGCAATCTAGTTTTTTGTCGTACTAGCTGATTTTTTTTTGCTTTTTCGTGATCAGCATAATAATACTTTAATGCCTGTTGCCTGCGTACTTCTTTGTTTTTTTGATACTCTACTACATAGTTCCGTTTGCTATCGCTAACTTTACGTTTATGGTCTCTACAGCAAAATCGAGCATCACTTCGCATATGGTTTATACTAACTCCACATAACTCGCACCCACGGCCCACGGCTAAGGATACGGTCTTCTTTGCCATGTTAGCAAATCTTTACCGGACGGTTGCCGTCTTTTTTCTTAACGTAAGTGACGCTGCTCGCCATGGCATCGCCACCTTTTTTCATCTTAGTAGGCTTAACCTTAGCCGTCTTAGCTGATTGCTTAAACGCCTTTGCAGTAGGAGCGCCCTTAGTGCCAGGCTTCCTCATCGTCTCGCCAGAGCCTTCTTCTATGCGGTTACGCTTAGCATTAATGTTTGCGTACAAACCTTGTTTAGCTGCCATTGTTTTCTCCTTGAGCTTGCTGTTGTTGACCTAACATCTGTTGTTCCATAATGGCCAACCGCTCACGGGCAATAGCAGCACGTTCCTCTGCAATTGCATCCTGCGATGCAATGCTGGCTTGGTCATCTTGCGCTTCTTGTTTCAATTTCTGCTGTTGGATCGCCAAGCTCTTCTCTTTAGCTGCTGCATCCGCTGCGTCAGCCTTAGCACGTTGATCCAACTCTTGTTTCTTGAGTTCCACAACAGGGTCAACAGGAGCTTCGCCTGTACCAGCGATTTTATCTTGCATTGCCTTAACGTCAGCCATGGATTGCGCTACCTTCAATGCAATCATACCCTCTTTCTGGATAATAGACACCATGCCATCAGGGTCTGTGCCGTATGCTTGGAACAATTCTACTTCCACGTCCTCTTCTGCTTTGATTCGGATGTGTTGTAGGATGTGTTTCTGCAAGATAGCAGCAGACATAGGATTCGCTTGCAACATTGGCGACATGCCCATGCGTAAGTGCGCTTCAATGTGTGCATCATGCTGTTGGCCAGCAAATGCTTTCAATTCCATCGTATCCAACACGTCAGCATTCTCTGTCGCGGGGTCCTTGGGCATTTGTGAGCTCTGTGGACGCAATATGCCGTCGATATCACGCACGTTCAGGGCTGTGTAGACCCGGTAGTATGCCTCGTACATGTTATGCATCTGTGGGGCCGCCTGCGCAAGCTGTAGCTGTGTTTGTGCAAGGGTTATACGCTGTGCTGTAGAGAATATGTTAGGGTCGGCAACAGGAAGTACTGCCACCATGTTGTCAAAGTCTGATTTTTTAATCTTACGACTAGCGCCAGGTACGTCATATGGGTACTCTTTAGGTAAGTACTCACCAAAGCCCTGTGCAAGCAATTGGAATTCTAGTTTTTGTGCATAGTGCAAGCGTTTATGGATGGCAGACATCACCATTGAGCCGCGCTCTAGCAATGCAATAGTCGTTCCGACCGCTGCATTCTGATTACCGTCACCAACTTGCATGTCCGCGATGCTTGCAAGGCGTTTACCAGCGTCTACAGTGAAGCCAAGTAACTGGAATAGTGTTTGGCTAGGCTCTTTATAAGGTAATGGAAGTAAGGATGACTGCAATTCAGCGCCACCAGCGTCAATATCACGCCATTCGCCGGGTTGGATAGGTGTATCCGTGTCCGCGATCCGTGCGCCTTTGGCCTTGAACCCTGCTGGTAGGTTAGAGAACGTACCCGCGTCAATTAATTGACGTAATGCAGACGTTGCTGTCTTAGATAGGCTGCCGATTAAGTGAACAAAGCCCAAGCCATACGCACCAAGGCCCTCGATCAACACATAATGCACAAAATAATTGCGACGACGTTTTAATTCGTCGCCTTCTTTCCAGTTACGACGCACGCCAAGCACTTTACCGCTCACTTCGTCAAGCGTTACGACGTATGGAAGCTTAATTCCTGTGATTTCACCGTCTTCATCGGTGTCTTCGAAGCCTGGAATGTCATAATCCACTTGGAATTCAAGTAAAAAGACTTCTTCGGCTTGGTCAGATGGGCTTAAACCTGTTTGACGGTCCACGCCTTCTTGAATTTGGTCTTGATTTGGGTCAGAAGACTCCGCTTGGATGTCTAAATCTAAGTATTCACCCGCTACAACGCGTTTTCTAAACTCGTTTGCGTCCATTGGCACGCGGTGCGTGATCCGTGGGCATTGGCTCATGACGCTTGAGCCGGTGTAAGGGATGTATAAGTCGTCAGCAAGCACTAACTTACTGACCATTCTGTCTAATTGTGCATTAAAATACACTTTTTTGAACACAGAACCACCGTAACCCAGGTAGAAAAGTGCTTGGTCCATCTCTGGAGTGTACTCTTCCATCACTGTGGTCAGTTCGTAGTTCATAAAATCTTGAACACGTGACGCTTGCTGTAGTTTTTCTATCGTTTCCTTGCCCAAAACCTGAGTTCTAACAGGTCCGTCTGCTGGCATTAGCTCCTTCATCGCTTGCGATTGGAACTGGACTACCGCTTCTGTCAACATTGGATGCACTGCACCGGCTGCGCCACGGAATGGCTTGGTGCGTTCTTCGACTTTCAAGCCTAACAGCTCAAGGCCCTTGGCATAAACCTGTTCCCAGTCACTACGAGACGCCTTGTCGGCCTCAAATAATGCCAATAAGTCTATTGACATACGGTTTAAATCGTCTTCGTCAATGACTTCTGCTAGGTTGGCGTAGAATTCTACGTCGTTTGCTTCGTCTTCACCTATCTCAACCGTAGCACTGCCGTCGTCTTCCAAGACTATTTCGATTTCGGGCATGCCTTCCTGTTCAATCTCAATGGATGTTTCAGGGGCTTGGTTAACTACTTTGTCAATGGGCATAGGATTCTCGTCCGAGTATTTTCCGTAGTGTACTCGGTATTGCAGGGTTTACGCAAGTGTTACTTCTTAGATTTAATAAAGTCCGTTACTTCACCGCCGTGTTTCTTTTTGACAGGAGTTACAGGAAGCGCCTCTGCTGACAATGCTATTCCTGAGCCGTCATAAAATCCATCCGCTTTTAGGGTGCGTAATATTACTGGCCAAGGAGAACTTATTTCTCCAACATGCTCCATTTTGTATCTATCTATATTGGAGGCTCTATAATCATGTGCTCTAGAGGAGGCTATCTCTAGTGTATACCCTTTTTGTAAATGCTTATACTCAGGCAAACCAAGGGCTTCGTTTAAGGCCTCTGCTTCTTTTTGAGTCATAGTGTAATTTCTTGAAACCAATTTTAAAGGTTTATCCGTTGTCACGGCAAACACTTGTCCTGGCTTGCGTTTTTGCCCAGTACGTCGTTGTTCTTCGAATACCGCCATAGGATCCGCTCTAGATTCAGCAAAGTCCAATGCGGTCTCTTTATCCCCCAGCCAAATAAGTCCTCCCTCATCTGTTGTTCCACCGCTAGATCTATAGGGAAGGTTTGATTTTAACTGTGACCCACCCTCTATGATTTTTTTTGCACTATCCCCATGCGCTCCATGATACAGCATTGTCCCACTAGGTACCTTATACACTTCTCTTGGTTTATCTTCTGAAGGAAGGTCAGTCATCTTGAATTCAGATTTTGTGCCAACGGGAGTCTTCTCCAGTATCTGTAATTTATTTGGATCAAATACCATTAATTCACTTTCAGCAACACCAAACTTACCTTTGCTTTTTGTGATTGAATCGTATCCTGCTTTTTTTATGGCCTCAATAGGATGCTGTTTCATATCCCATCCTAAAGGACCGATTAAATCCTCTAGCGACATTTGATCAAATTCATTTAGCTTTTTATTTTCGTCAAGCTTTCCTACTATTGACTGTAGCTTTTCATATTGAGTAGCGGTCAGGTTTAATGGGTTTTTTACATCAGCGTCTACTTTGTATAGAACGCCTTCCTTACCAAAATCTTCTGCGTAACGCTTGCCTACCTCTTTCTCAGGAGATAAGAAAATACCATGTTTGTTTAATCCGCCTTTTGTATTTTTTGGAGCATTGATGTCAAACTTATCAAAGTCTTTAGGGCTTCCGTGATAAGCGTCTATGTACATCCTTGGGTCCATGGTATTACGGCCAATTACGCCAGTGCCCGTCTCTATCTGTCTCGCTACTTCCTTCGCACCTGCCTTAGCCAAGGTGGTTGCGCCTTTGGTCGCGGCCCCCGCAACAGGGACAATGTCCGCCACTGCAAGTAAGCGTGGGTCGATCTTGGAAGTCTGTAAGCTCTTGCCCCTGACAACAGGATCGCCATAACTAACGTCCCTGGCCAATGAGGCTGTGTCATTCATTCCCAGTAAGTCAGCCGCAGTCATGCCGCCTACTAGCGGAATGCGTTTATCCAAGGCGTACTTGTCAAAAGGCGCGGCCGCCAGCTCAAGGCCCTTGGACCATGCGTTAAGTGCAGGGTACTTAGGTTTAACTTCACTCATCTCTGGCGCTACGCCAGTAGGGGACAAGTACGATTCCTTGTTTACACGTGCAATGTCTTCGGCGGTTACTTCCCCGCCGTTTTCAAAACGCTTGGTGTAACGCACGCCAGCATTGTAGTAGTCCTTGCCGTCCTTCTGGGGCACATACACGCCTTCAGCTGACACGTCACTAGTAGGACTTAACTCCTTACGCACAGCACCCGTAATCACAGGCTGCTTAGTTTCAGGGTCATACACATACTGCACTTCGTAATTGCCTATACGGCCTTGGCCCGCGAGCCGTGCGCCAAGCTGACTTAACTTCTTGCCGCCAACGTCTACATCCGCATACGCTTCTAGGTCGCCTAAGTTCTTGCTAACACGTGTGTCGTACTTGCCAGGGCCTTTTGATGAACGCACTTCTTGCACGTCGACAGGGCCTAGTCTGGTACGTGAGTTGTCCAAGAGCCACTGCTCAAGGTCCATGGACCGCGGGTCTTGAGCCGCAACTGCTTCACCGCCTTCATCAAACAACTGGACAGGAGTGCTGCCTGTGCCGGATAAGTCAATAGGCTTGGTAGGTTCCTTAGGGACTTTTGGTTTAATCTTGGGTCCAATGCTGGCCATGCCAGTACCATTCGGCTGGTTATTGGATGTAAATCCAATGAAAGGACCAGAAGATTTTTTCTTAGGTACTTCCAGGTCAGCCAAGCCTAATGCTTTACGCGCTTTGTTTACATACGCACGTTGCGCTTCCAAGTCCGTAGTAGGAATGTCCGTGGCTGTCTTAGTCAAGAAAGCGTTTTGAAAGTCAGTAGGAGATATCTTGCCTTGCTTTAACTGGTCTGCCCAGTAGTTGTATTCGTCCTGGCGTACTTGCTTGTACGTGTCAGCAGTAGCGTCGCCTTTCTTAGGCATTTCCAAAGTGGGCACCACACCGCCAGTACGGCCAATGGCAGCATAGGCATTACGTACACGTGCCTCTAGTTCCGGGTAAACGAACTTCTGTTTGATGTTTTGGGCGTTTATGTCACCTGCTCGGACAGCCTGTTGCAATCTGCGGTAGTCCATGGTAGCAGGATTGGCTGCGCCAGTGCTGCGGATTGCGTCCCTTACCATCGCGTCCTGTGCCGCACGGTCACGGGCAAATTGCTGTGACATGGACAAGGTATTTGCAGCTGGATCGATAGGCGCTAACACAGGACGTTGCCGTGGCGTTACAGCAAGATTAGGATTGGCAGGAGGAAGTGCTGTACCACGAGGGGCTACAGCAGGAGCTTGAAACGGCTGATCCACAGCGCCGCCTTCCGCTAACTGGCGCGGGTATTGGGCCAGAAGGTCCTTGGCGCGTGGGTCGTTAAACATTGCAAAATCTCCGGGGGTAATTTCCCACTATTCTATCCCTTAATAGTACTCGAATGCAATATCTTGTTGCTTCTCGTCCTCTAATAAATCGCTACCAAGAGATATAAAATTACCCGCCCTGAATCTGTTTAACGCCTGCGTCGTGCTGTCGACCATGTCATCGTTGTCGCCATTCGGGAATGCAGCGCACTCCTCCACTAATTCCTCTGCCCAGTCCGTGTCCGGGGCCCACACCATGCCTGCCTCCAAGATAGGGGCCACAGAATGAGCACGCGATACCTTGTCCTGTCCGCTGCGTCGACCGCCTGGCGAATACATGGTCACAGGAATACCCATCCTACGCAGCTCCTGCTGAAGCGTGATCCCTGTCGCTTTGGCCTCGATCAACACATTATCAGGATTCCATTGGTCATAGCTTTCCTTGGCAATACGTTTAAGCTCCGGGAAGTCCCAGCGGCCACGCGTAACGTCCAACAAGATTATGTTAGGCCCTGAGTCTTGGTCCGGGTAGAACACGCCCCAGGTCGTGATTACAGAGTAGTCGGCCGTCTCTTTCTTGGAATATGCCGTATCATACGACTGGATTATGTACTCAACTGGCGGTGCCTCGTCGCTAGGCCACACTTGCCACCAGTCACGCTTCAATATAGCGCCTTCGTCGTTGGTTGGCTGTTGCTGCCACTGTGCCTGCCACTTTTGCGGTGACAATGATGCTTTGACCGCGAGCAACTCTTCAAGCTTCCAGAACCCCGGCCACAATGGATTGCCGCTAGGCAAGACTGCAGGGAATTCAATAATCTCCCAACGGTCGGCTTTATGGCTAG